TCTCACCTCGCTTTCGTTTCTCAACTTGACGAATCCAGTAATCGCAATCCTCTTTCAGCCAATCACCATATTTCGGAATATAACGATAATTTGTATCATCTGGATTCTTCTCTATATAGTCAGTAACATATGCCACTGTAGCCTCATATATCAGCTTTGCAACGGCTTTTCTGTTCGGTTCGATAACTTCTAAAAGCTTGTCCATCCATGCTACCTTGGCAGACGTTAACGACGTTTTCTTTGGATATGCATTGATCGTGTATTCCCATCCCCATTCCGCGTCAAAGTCCAAATCAGATGCAGGCACGCTTTCTTTTGTATTTTCTTTCTCTATCTCTATATCTGTATCTATATCTTTCTCTATATCTTTCTCTACATTGCAATTTTGTTGCAAAATGTTGCACTCCGTTGCTCCACTGTTGCATTGCAACGCTTTTTGTGCATTTTCCCTAGATTTACGACTTCTACGAGTGCTTGCCGTCTCGCTTCCTAAGTTATCTTGCACAAAAGGCAACTTGTACTCAATGGAATCTGATGTTTCAAGCAATCCGCAGGAAAGAAGATACTGAATCGTTACTTGAACATTGATTTCGTCCTCGTCAATATCAAGGGCGATCTCTTTGTAAAATTCATCTTCCAATCCGGAATATTCCAGATAGCCACCTTTTTTCAACGACAACAACTGCATCTTAAGGTATATGATCGTGTATGTATCGCCGCCTGCCATCTTTCGGAGTTTTTTGATTCGTTTGCTATCAAAGAAATCATCCATCAGTTTAAGCCAGTAATACCGCTTATTCTCCGCCATTTTCACTACCTCCAAGCAATTCAATAACCTTTGCCCCAGCATCTTCCGGGCGACAAAATACGAACTCAACGCCATACTTAAGTTGCATTGTCAGCATAGCTTTTGCCAATACCTTGCCAGATGTCGGCTTTGTTTTCGGTAGCGATACATTCAGCAATTTTCCAAGTGTGTGCATATATGCAATATTGTTATACCGGTCCACTCGTGGATTATGCCATGTAAATACATCATTGACGGAATACACCTTGTCTGTATTTTCAATAAGCACATATAGCTTAATTCCGTTGTTCTGCGCCAAAATACACTCGTCACGGAATCTCGGATGTGCTTTTCCGCAGATATTCCCTGCAATTTCCTGCATGTCCTTTTTCGTGTCAACGGAAACATCATATGTGCCAAGAAAATCCATCTTTTTAAGTTCCATTTTTCTAGCTGATTTTCTATGGATAACATCCGCTACCTTGTCTGTGGCAATTATGTAATCTCCAACCGGCAATGGTGCACGCAAGACTTCCATATCGTGGCTTTTGAAATATCTATTCTTAAGGATATGCAAGCCCTCTTTCTGTCCTTTATCCTCAATTATTAACACGTATTCTCCTTTCTGGCGGTCACTTTCAGCAACCGCCAAAGGTATCTCATGGCTTTCAATTTAGTTTTTTGTGATATATTAAAATTCCTTGCCAAAACATCAGATACCGCATAAATTGGTTTCTTTTAGGTAAATACCAAGGTGTTGCAACCTATTTTAATATTCAAGATTGAATGTAATTCTTGGGTTATATACGCTACCCTCGCTATCGTCGATTTCATAAAAATCGACATCTTCATCGAACTCTGCAGTTACGGTTGCTTCCTGCGTGTCGTTCTCATTGTTCCTGTCAAATTCCGCTTCAACATCGGTATCGAATTTCGCTTTTACATGGAACTCCACTTCTGTATCTGGCTTAAACTGCACCAGATCTTAAATCAACTCATATACTTTCATGCCGTCTCCTTTCAGAACGGACAAAGGTTCATATCAACCTCTAATCCTTTTTCTGCAATATAAACATTTGCTCCATATTTAACTGTTTCTTCTGTCTTTTGTTTGAATAATGCCGAATCTGCTGATTTATCTGATAAGTGAATTAGAACGACATTTCGCAATGCCGGATTATCGTTAGTAGAAATAAAGTCAAGTGCCGTTGGTAAGCTCATATGACCTCTTAATCTGTGTTCGTAATTTGGCTCTTCTCGGTTCACAAACTGCATATCATAGTTGGCTTCCACCATGATGTGATTAACACCATTAAATCTCCATCTGACGTATTCCGTGTCTGTTGCATACACCAAGCTGCCAATATCCGGGTGTGTGATGTAAAATCCGTAGCAGGGGCACTCTGAACCGTCTCCGTTGTTGTGTAGCCATCTGCCGGACTTATCCCGGTTTTCAAATGCTCGTATGCTAAAGCTTTCTTTCCCAAACTGTAGGATATTTCCATCTATCAATTTGAACGGCTCCCACACTGGAATACCGGCTCTAACATACTGAAAGAAGTACTGATGATGGTCTGAATGTATGTGGGTTGTGATTACTGCTTTAATCTTTCGCACATTGAAATCCAGTGCTTTCTTAACTTCCATAAACGGCAACCCTGCTTCAATAATTAACGCTTCGCTTTCATTTTCCAGTATGTAGCAATTACCGGATGAACCAGAGCCTAAGGCTTTAAGTTTCATACCTCTTTCACCTCAATTTTCAAATATGTGTTTATTATCGATTATCCAAGGATGTTTCGTGTAGTCTATATGGCTTGCCGCATTTGCAACTGTTTTCCGTAGCATCTTTAAATGTTCCTCACAATGCTTTCTTCCAGATACCGCCGGTCTACCACAGATTATGCACAATCCTTTATCCTCCCTCGCACGAACGCCTCTTTGCCAAACACCTGTTGCATAAAACAGTTCCGCATACTGCATTACGTTTTCCACACTTCACGCATATTCCACTGGACTTATTCATGTAATATCTGGTACGGACTCTTTCTTTCCGTGCTTCTGCCTGTTCCGGTGTTTCCCTTGCAAGTCTCTTAGCTTCTACCTTCGCTTTCTTCTCCCGGCACTCAGCGCACATTTTGTACTGCGTTCCCAATATGCCTTTGTGACATCTGGAGCATATACCAAGAGATACATAAGGGTCTTCCGCTTTTTCTCTCATTCGGCATCCTCCAAAAACCATATTCCTTCCGGTTTTAAAAAGTTGCCCTGAACAATGTTCTTTCTGAATATACTTTCTGCTGTCGGTGCAAGATCCGTAAGTCTCTGTATGCTCTCTTCTATGTTGTCTGCCAGAATATCAATGCCGAATAATGTCTCTGCAGCTTCCGTTTCAGTCATTCCTATTGACAGTTTCCGTTTCAAGATTTCCACAAGGAAATTTCCAGTACCACACGCAGGCTCCAACACTGTTCCTCTCCAACACTCTGCACCACCATTTTCATCTTCCAACATATTGCACATCTTTTGTACCATCCAGCCCGGCGTATAAACTTCTCCAAACTTTTTGACGCGTTCTCGGCTTTTTGTAATTTTTTCTTTCTGCCTATTTTCCATTTCTGTGATAAAACTCACTCCTCACATCAATAATCTGTCTTGTCTGTCCCAACAATGCCCGATTATGCTTTGCCCTCTGCTCATTGTCACAGATAAATTGCTTGCAAATTTCTGGTCGAACCGGATAGATTCTGCATTTCTCGCAACTCTTATCCGTATCAAGAAAAGGGAATGTCATATCATACGTTCTATTCGCAGTGGGAAGAAGATGTTTGCACTCTTTGATATGGTTCTTACGAATATATCTGCGAATGGTATCTACTTCTTTTCTGCTCATTGGTAAAAGATTGGAACAGCAGTTACCGCATTGGCTACATTTCCCATCTTTGCAAAAGTTGTAAATGTTATCTTCCATTCCTTTCTGTACGGATTCTAAAAAT